CTTGTGGATAATTAGTGTAAGAATCTTGTTTTTGAATTATCTCTTGTTTATCATCTTTAACATCTTGTCCAATAATCGCTATATAATCATCGTGTGAAGCACACGGCATATAAATAGCATTGCCATTCTCATCGTGTGAATGAATACCCGAACAACCAAGTTGTTCTGCTCTTTGTGTTGCTTGTGATGCAGTTGTAAAAACATCTTGTCTTATTTCTCTTTTAACATCAAGTAATTCATTATAATTTACTTTAACACTTTTAAAATCATCTACAATCACTTCATCTTGTAATGGCATAAGATTCGCAGGAATATAATAATCGTTAAGTTTTTCGTTGTCAGCTTCAACACCATAACTCATTGCTTGTCTTTTCTCATTTGGAGTTAGCCACCAAGCCTGACTCATTTGACCAACAACTTTATCCATTTCTTCTTGCATTTCAGAAATGCTTGTGTAATCAAAGTCAATGTATAGTTTATCGCCATAAGCAGGAACTAACCATCTGTTTAATTCATCTTTGATTTTATTAAGTTCAGGAATTACTGCATTTTGATACAATGTTTTTTTAGCTTCTACCATATTGTTGTAAGTAGATGATTCAGTATTGTTTAGTAATTGAGCAGGAACAGAATAAATATTACATAAATCCTTAATACTTGCATTGTATTGTTCTATAAGAGATAAATCAGATGCAGACATTCCAAAGTTAATCCAAGATAGTTTCTTTGGGGTTATTACAATATCACCTGCACTATTAGAACCTTGATAGTTTTGTCTAAACTTCTCTTTTAATTGTTGTGCTTGAACTTCATTAATATCCCCCTCATCACTCATAAGCACACCTCTTGCAGTTTGATTCTGTAAATACTTCGCACCAGTTGTAACTGCTTCATTATTTGTATCTAACGATCTTAAACCTGCTTTAAGTGGCGACATTCCATACAAATGACTACCAGTTCCATCATAATAAGGGTTAAAATCTTTAATATGGCAAATATCCTCTGCTGCCATCTTGTATTGACCATTGTAATCTAATGAGTATGATTTAACTGGTTCAAATATCCCACCACTATTAATTTCTACCTTTTGACTTGGTAATACATATAATTCTTTGAATTTACCTTGATTAGCACCTGTTTCAGGTTTTAAACCATAGATGTAACGATTACCTGTTAGTTTACCAAAAGCTATGATCTCTTGAATCCAAGCATTGTATGATTGTGCAGGATTAGGTCTTGAAAGTAAATCGTGTAGTTCTGTGTCTGCAACTTCTTCAAGGGCGTGTTTTCTTAAAACCTCTGCTTTGTGTAATGCAGAACCATTAGCGATACCACTTGTCATTGCTTTGTATCTCTTTAACTCATTCTCACTTTTAATCTCATATATCTGAAATGGAATTGTAGCTGCCGTTTTAGCGATTAAGTTTACTATCGAATAAATAGTTGTATTGTATTGATAACCCTTTTCGATGTATGTACTATCGTTTTCAGGATTCCAAATGATACTATTCCCTATGTAGTTATATATCGCTTTATTAAACTCTGCATTAGTTTGTTGAAAATTCTTTGATATGAGTTTCTGAAATCTTGATAATATTGATGCCATCGAATAACTTTTATTTTACAAAAATACTAATTAAATTACAAAAAAGTTTTCTTTCTTACCAAAGGAAGAATATACGGCATAACGAATAGAATCCATTAAGTGATTTTCCTTGTCTTGTGGCTTATTTATTATTGTTCCATCTTTTAATTGTTCCCAATAATAACTTTGATATTCTCGCAATATATTCTTTGATTCATTGCTTACAATAATATCGTACTCTTTTAATTTAGATATTCCTGCATTAATACTTCCTTGACCTTTTGTTGCAGGTTTTATATATAACCCTAATCTTCTCATCTCCTCAATAGATTTTGGTTCAGCAGAATCAGCATAAGTAATTACCTCGCCATACCCTTTAGCTTTGAGTATATCTACAATATCGCTATTGGTTAAACCTTTTTGGTATAATATCTCGTGCAGGTACACCCTATCGTGCTTTTTAAAGACAAGAACACAAGCAGTTGGATCATTACTATACCCATAATCAATTCCAACTATTCCCTCTACATCTAAATCAAATTCAGGAAATTCATCATAGTCAATAAAAGTCCAGTTATTAAATATTTGTCTTGCACTAAAGATTGCTTTTAATCCCTCACCATATACTCTCCAGTAATCAGGATCACGTAGTTTCATTCTCTCTATTTCGTTTACAAGTTCTTTAGACAAGAAGTTGTTGTCTTTGTATGTTGTTACCCAAGTATCGCAATCATCTCTTGGAATTAGGTCGCTATAAATCCAATGAATCGGATCTGATGGGTTAAAATCAACAATTAACATATCGGTAGTTCTCATATTAATTTGTCTAAAATCCTCTATGTTTAATTCATTACCCTCATTTAGAAATGCAATGTTTCTTTTACGACCACGAATCTTTTGTGGTTCATCTACTGAAAGAAATTCTATTAGGTGGTCATTATATTTAAAAGTATTATCAGCTTTGTTATGCACACCTGAATAATAGATTCCAGTCTCCTGGAGTATTATCATTATATCTCTCATCACACTTCCACGTAATGCAGGTAAGGTCTTACGGACTATTGAGATAGTCAAAGGTTTCTTAGATGTGGTAATTAAATATACTATGTATTGACAGACTGCGACTGTTTTTCCTGACCTTGTTCCTCCTTGATGGACTTTGAATCTTTTTTCTGATCTAATAAGGTCGTAGAATTGTCTATTGCATCTTTGTTCAATTTTCTTGGTGGTGTCCATTCTATAATGGTTGATTTAATTTGATTGTCGTGAATTATCTCTTGTCTTTCAACATAACCTCGTTTCTTTCCCTTTGTCTTTAGAAGAAAGATTGTAGCAGTTGTATTGCCCTCACTTATTTGTTTGTGTAGTTGTGATTCAGCAAAATCAAGTGCAATGTTCTCAATATCTTTTACTTGCTTTGCAAACTCCTCATCTTCTTTTAGATACTTGTAAAAGGTGGTTCTATTGATTCCAACTTTCCTACAAGTAGTTGTTACAACTCCCAAAGATTTTTCTAATGCTTCAAGAATTGCTTTTTTAGTATGTTGCTTTTTGTTGGTTTTCACTTTACAAAAATACATAAAAAAACCCCACTTAAACAAGCAGGGTTAAAACCAGGTTTCATAACTTCCTATTATCTTTCACAGTTTATGTCGGAAAGTGGTTTTATTCGACACTATATTTTTTAATTCTTTCAATCCATTTATTAATGTCATCTTTAGTTTGCCAACCTGAAACATTACCATACTCATCAGAAAATGTATTTAATGACATAAGTTCATTACAACTATCCAATATAGCAATTTCAAAATCTACAATACCATCTCCGTAAAAACCATCACCACCTGCAACAGATAATGTTAGTCCATTGTCGAAAGTATATCTTGATCTTTTTTCTCCAAACATTCCAGTTTTGAATGTTAGTTCCTCAAATGTATTAACATCTAAAGGTTCATTATTTTTAATTTTATTTACATCTTTTAATAATTTTATAAATTCTTCTTTTTTATATTCTGTAAAACTCATTTTAATTGTTTTTAGTTAAATGGGGGTGATTTTCACCCCCTTGATTATTATTTATGAATTCTCTAAAAGGTATTTGTTTTTCTTAAGTTCGATTGCAAATATTTTTGCTGACTCTAAGTCGTCAAATATTTCGTGACGTTTAACTGAAACTGTATCTTCTGTTTCTATCCAATCTACACTGTGTAATGTTTTCTTTGTATCCCAAGGTGTAGATGTTACTTTAATTTTATTGATTTTCATATTATTAGTTTTTAATTATACTGCAATATAAAGAATATTTTACAATATAAAAAATATTATATGTAAATAATTAGTAAATAATTGCTAACTAATTGATAATCAATAAGAAAAATTTATTCTTCTTCGTTAGGAGTATAGTAATTTATGTTGATTATTACAAAGAAAAAGATAATTTGTATGGTGTGTCGTAGATCATCGGCTATATATTCCAATCCCTCAATATCTTCATTAGAGTAGTTAAAACCTATACCAAAACCCCTCATAACAGATATGCTTACTTCATACATATTACAAAGTTAAAACAATTTAATTCTTTTTAAAGATTAAAATATTTTGATGAACTTTTACTAATTTTTTAGATTTCATATTACCATTTGCCCTCATAGATGC